ATGGCTTGCCAATCCTATGCTCCGTATCGCGGCTTCAAAATCGACGTTCAGGTCACGACCGGGAAGACGTTGTGTCTGCACAATGTCGGGCGCCGGTACAGGGTGTCGTGGGCTATCAGCTCGTCTAGTTTACCGGCACAAAAGGTTGCAAGTTTTCCAGAGCAATTGGAATTCATCTCTGAGCAGGATGCGTTCAGATACGCCGAGAAACGAGCGCACACGTTTATCGACTGCATGCACTCGGGGAACTCCACCATTCACTCCCTTCGTGATGGTGCGGGCGGTCGCGAGGGCGTGCCTCGTCCGTAAAGAATGGTGGCTGGGGTGATGCCCGCTTGGCCCGCACCGCCCAGCGCGGCATTGCATCCATCGGCTTGTGGTGAGTGGACGATTCGCCTTGGCAGGCGCGTGCGTCGTCAAAAGTTCGCACCTTCATGATTCGTCGAGAGGGACGTCGAACTGGCTTCCGCAGCTAGCGCATGCCACGGGTTCGACGTTGCCCCGAGTCGGCAATGCGGCAAGCGGCTGTTCTTTGCCCGCGAGAAAGCAGACGGGGCAGGGGAACGCCTCGTGCGATCGCAGACGGTGCCAGCGGTCGACGAATCGCTGGATCTCCATCGGCGGGGCGTCGATTGCGTCTAGATGATCCAGCAAGACGTGGAAAAGGGGGGCATTGTGCATGTCGCCTCCGTGGGCGGTATGCGACTATGTTACCCAGACGCGCACGAGAACGTGAGTTCCGCCTCCTGCGGCGTCCATCCTCGGACGCCGTGCGTCTGCATGTCGACCTGATGCATTTGCTTGCCTTGGTGAGTGCAGTACTCGTCGGCACGCTTCAGGCTTGACGCTTTCACTTCGCCCCAGGGCGTCATGCCGCCGCGGACTTGGGTCGTGACGGTGTAGCGCCCATCACCCGCGGGTGTGACCTCCGAGATGGTCGTGCACGCAGCGAGCACGATCAGTACCGCCACAGCTATTTTTGTTCTCATTGAGCCCCCGAATTTTCGGCAATTCTGCTGGCACCTGCGCCGAACTGCAAGGCCCTTTCGGATGACGCCGTTCACGCTTTCAGACAATTGCCTTCGGACTCAAGCCGGTCCCACTTCTGGCCGCCTTAAGCGGCGCGGGCGAGTCTGTTCGGGTTCTCGCCGTCTTCAACGACAGTCGACTGCTTTCAACACATGCCTCATCTTCGAGCCAGACGCCAACGCGCTTCGACTTGACTTCGGATGGCCGACTTGATGGAGTCACGTGTGGCATCGACAAGTGAGACAAACATCACATCCGGCGCGCCATCAGTCTCGGTAATTCGTGATGCCAAAGTATCGCGTAAAGGACAGATAGAACTACTAGCGGAAGGAGCGTGTAGAAGACCTGGGCAATGCCCACGCGGCAGATTTGCCGGAGAGTTCGAGTGTGGAAGAATTCATGGACGGCAGATCGACGCCAGTCCGTGATATTGGCATTAGAGCGCCCCTTTCAGGTAGACGCCGAATGATGCGAGTTTCTCTTTTCCGTCGAAGCGGCACTTCATGCGCCATTAGCGCTAACCGTTGGGCATCACTTGGAGATAGGGTCCCTTGTGATCGGCGAGGCGACACGGCTGTTCGGCCGGCTTGGCCTTGCGGACTTAAAGCTCGCTCAGATGTGCGATTTGTTTGGGCATGATATTGAGGGTATTGAATCTCTGGATATTCGGCGAAATCCCCACCGATACCCCCAACGAATCTGGCTTGCGTTGGGCAAACGTAGGCAATGATGGCAGCAAAAAGCCCCGCAGCGCAAGGCATACGGGGCTTTTCTAGGCGAACTTGGATGTTGCTGGGAAGCTAGTTGGTCCCCTGACAGAACTCATACTCCATGTCTGGTAGGGCATTGCTGGCGGATTTTGATTTTCTATGCCCCCACTAGTGCCCCTAAAAACCATCTCCTGAGGAAATACGGGTGCGATTTCTGATATTGCAGAGATGCATCTTCTCGCTGATTGCTTGCGGCCGCACTGGCTAAAATTTGTTTACTTCGCTGCGTCGACCACAACACGGGCGCCGGCAGTGGTCTTGGTCGCCAATGCCTGATCCACGTCAAGTTGGATCTCGTAGTCTGCCCTCACGCGAGCCAAAATGAGAGGCATCAAACTTTTTCCTAAGGCACGAGATACCAGATACCGCTTGTTTTTTTGACTTATCTGAGGATTCAGCAACTGCGATATGAGCTGCTGATGACGGCCACTGGCATTCCCGACGGTACCCGGCGTCGATAAATTATTATGGAAGGCATTCGCGGCATTGAATGCTGCGTAGTATGCACGGCTGCAAACTGACCGATATTGTGTCTCATCGCTGGCGCTGGGTAGCAACGCTTCCGCGCAAACCATCAATTCTTCCGGAGTGGAACTCATGCCGCCGCTGCCTCGAAAACGACCTCGAAACCGGGTGTCGGCTCGATGCCGGCTTGATCCTCGGCTTCTGACAATTCCATGTTCATCTCAAATGCTTCGCGCGCACTAACTGGCACGCTAAACAGATAAGTCACTCCCTCGAAGACGCCTGGTAAAGAGGTGACCATCGGCTCGATGCGCGGGCGGATCTTGTGACGAACGAGAATGTTCCCGGCCACGTCCAAATGACGTGCAATCATCGCGTCGTCAATGCCTGCCTGCTGTAACAGCGCAACTGCCCGCCGGAATTCTTCAGCCATTTCTTCGCTGCCATCCCATTCGATGCCCATTTCGCGCGCCCTCCCGGCAAACTGAGCCGCTTGGAAGATTGCCCCGGCAACATAGCCGTCTCGGATCATCATCGTAAAATTCCCGCCTTCTGGCGAGCCTACTTGACTGTACACCTGCTGAGACTCACTAAACAATCCGAGATTCAAGCGGTTAACCATTAGGTTCAAATGGTTACTTTCTGAAATGCCAAGGGCTAAACTCTTTTGGAAAGCACTTTCCATGCCCTCGCGGTCGCAACACAGCGACTGCAATATGCCAGTCAGTTCCCAGCCTGAGCGAGCATCGACCTTAAACACGTCGTCCACTTCCCTCCTCAAGACTCGCCACTCGCGGCTCTCGGCGCTCAAGCTCGAAACGTCAGTGAAGTAGGGGGATGACAGCTGCAGGTCGTTGATGCGCTGAATAATTCCAACGGTCTTTTCCCGTGGCTTAGCTTGCATGTTGCCTTCGTGTCTTAGCGCGGCCATTGCCGCCTAGGTATTTTTTACCTTCTTCGTACAACCACCCGTTCATGGCACGAGCGTACCATGGCTTTGTGTTCCTGACATTGTGGCCAAGCGCACACTCTAAGTTATCGGTAGTTGTACGGAAAAATTTAGACTGCGTCCGCGGCGCAGTCTAACAACACTCTTGTCGCCTTCAGCGTTCGTGATCGGAAGGATTCGGATCTTACGACAAGATGCGTTTTGAGAAAAACCTGTTATTTTACGCGGAACCATGAGCCGGAGTCAACCATCAAACGAGTCGCGCATACATCGTAGATACCGCAAACCACTGGCGACTCATAGCCGAGCATCCAACCGTCGCGACATAGTGGCACCAACGAACGCTCCCTCGTCAGCCCAAACGCCGCCCTAACCTGCGGCGCTAGGTCGGCCGCTATCTGTCCGAGCGAGACGCGGTCTTGCCAATCTAAGCGTGCGCCGTTTGCGTTGCACCAGATGCGTCCTGATTCAACCAGGTGATCGGTGCGCAGCCATTCGCCAGTGCGAGCCATCGTTGCCAAGCCAGTGTCCTATCCGGCGCGACGGTAGTCGAAATTACGGTAATGGTCGCCGGTCGCCCCCCACGTTGACGCTGATTTCAAGCCGGTTGATGTCGGCTCATTATCTGTGTTCGAGATATATTCTGCGGATTTTTACGGATGTTCACGCGAGTCTGCTTGGACGACGACTCCCGCGATCGAGACGAACACTTTCTTTGTGGCGGGGTCGTAGCCGCACACGTATAGTGTTTCACAGTCAAGTGACAGAATTTGATGTTGGTCTAATAATCCGCGAAGCTTGGAGATAATTTCAATCGTCTCAGCGGTGTCCCATTGCAGATTTTCTCCGGGTTTTAGTAGTCTCTTGAGATTTCCTTTATGCAAAACGTCGCCGCATTTTCCATAGAGTCGGATGAGCTCGTCTCGCGAAAAAAATCCGGACTTCAGTGGTTCGAGGTGGATTTTCCGGGGACCCGGCACCGACGGATCGGTAAGTAATTTCTGTCGCACTGGACGAGGGTAAAAGTTCGTATGTATTTTTCCCAGTTCGGCCATGATGACATCGGCTTTCCAAGCCTTTTGCAACCTACCTTCGCGCGTCGCCGGTATGTCTCCGTGCATGACAAGGCAACCGGAGGCGACTAGTTCGCAGATCATGCGGATTTGAAGAAAGCAAAACTCCCGCGTCAGCATGGGTGAGAGGGGAAGCTTTCCACTGAGCGCATCTTCGATGCTACTGAGCCTAATTTGGATTTCTTCCAGCAAATGGGTATAGAGTTTCGCGGCTTGCTCACGCTGTTTTGTTTTTGCTTTGTTATTCAAAACTACGATTCCTTGCGTACCAATGCCAAAAGAACAGACCGCGAGATGGCGAGTGCGGTCGGCCCACTCCGTAAGCGCTATGCGACATGTTACCCGGAGGTGCACGAGAACGTCAGTTCAGCCTCCTGCGGAGTCCATCCGCGGACCCCATGCGTCTGCATGTCGACCTGATGCATCTGCTTGCCTTGGTGAGTGCAGTACTCGTCGGCACGCTTCAGGCTTGACGCTTTCACCTCGCCCCATGGTGTCATGCCGCCGCGGACTTGGGTCGTGACGGTGTAATGCCCGTCGCCGGCCGGCGTGACTTCGGAAATGGTCGTGCATGCGGCGAGCGTGGTCAGTGCTGCCAAAGCGAGAATTGTTTTCATTGTGGTCCCCCGTTGAAGGCCGCATTTTGCCGCTGTGGGGTGCTGGCCGCAAGCGCGCGCTATCATCGGCGTTCGTGAACGTTTCTCGGAGCAACTGCGCTGATGAAAATCCGACTTGATAAGTGGCTAGAAAAGGAATTCGACCCGCCGCCCAAAATTCGCACGGCGCGGCTGTGGATCAAGGCCGGCAAGATCTATCCGCCGCCAGTGAAGGTTGGGCGGTCGTGCTACGTCGAAGACAACGCCACATTTGCAGATTCGACGATCCGGCCGCGGCTCGTGGATCGGATTCCAGGCTAACCAAAGGACGCGATTGAATGGATGACGACCTCCGAGTAGCGATTCGCGCGGTCCAGCTCTACGCGGAGCGCCACCCGCGTCCCTCTCAGGTTAACCAGAAACAGGCCGCCGAGATGCTGGGCGTTAGCGCGCGTACCGTGCATAACATGTTGAAGGCCGGAATATTCCGGCTCAACCGATGCGGCATGATTCCGATCGAGCAGATAGACCGCGCTTTGCAACCGGTCTAGGGCAACTCAAGCGATGACATACAAGCTTCTCTCCCCCGAGGATCTTCTGTCGATCACTGGCGCGAAGCGATACTCGCTGCAGGCGAAATGGTTCGAAGAGAACTTCCGCATCAAGGTCGTCTGTCGTGCGGACGGATCGATCGTGCTGACTCAAGAGGTCTTCGAAGCGCTACTGGCGAAACGCTTAGGGCTTGCTCCAAAAGCTACAACACCATCAGAGGTTGAACGACCATTGCTCCGGTCAGAAAGGCTCCGCAGATTGGAGGAAAGATGAGGCGCAGGGTCTTAAGAACAGACGCTTCCGGTCGAGACGAGTCGGCGTGGAACGGCGTCGTCTGGAAGATGAAGTTACGATTTGATGGCTTACTTAGCGGCAAAATTTCGGGCTATCCCGCGTGGGAAGAGTTCTTTCCGGCAGAGGCCGGATCCGGGGAGCGCCGAGCTGACGCGGCGAAGGCAATCAGATGTACCCGAGCTACGTATGAACGAGGTTTGCAGATAGCGAACGAGATTTGCCGCTGTGTGGAGGGCGCCGGGTTCGATGTTGCCATGGGGCGTCACTGCACCCACATTGCCCTGCGAAAAGACGGCGCAGAGTCAGCATTACGCGTTATTGAGCCGTGCTTCCGTGCCGACACCGATCTCGTCTCGAAAGAAGATCGAGCGTCTGTTTACACTCATGGGCTTGTCGGTACTGGCTGGCTGGAAGTGCTTGTCAATGAGCATTCGACCAGTAAGCCGGTGTTCAAGGAGAAAGCGGGTATTGATCTAGCTGAGAGTCTTCCGGAAATCCTTGCGGAAATTGAACGACGCCACGCCGGCATAGTTGCCGCGGTAGAAAAGGTAAACAGGACTGAGCTGGCGGTCGAGCGCGCGCGCGCTGAGCGAAAAGTTGCCGACCAGCGGCTCGCGGAAGACCGGAAGCGGCGCGATGCATTGATCGCGTGTGCTCAACAGTGGCACACCAGCCAAATGATCAGGATCTACGCGGTTGCGATGGCCGGCCAGGTTACTGAAGGACGAGTGTCTGCGGACGTATACGCAAAATGGCGTGCATGGGCTCTTGGCGTCGCTGGGGAACTGGAGCGCGATGCGGCCGTCGTCGCTCAATTCAGCTGAGGTCAGTCAGTACCTTCCTATCGACCGCCGAAATCTCTGCACGAGTGGGTCGACATATTCGGCATCGGGCTTCACATAGTAAGAGCGTCCGATCTTTACTGGCATGGGATAAATTTTCCCCGCCCTAATCCAGCTTCGAATCGTGCGCACCGGCGGAGCGTAATCGCCGAAAGTTTCCTCTGCCCAGACCGCGATAGGAATCAGTTTGGGGCGGCGCTTTGCCGATTCTGGTAGAACTGGCACAGAAAGCTCTCGTTCACGCGGAGCCTTAGTGCGCGTTTCGTCCACCGCGTCCATAAGTTTCTGGTTTCCTTCTTCAATGCCGAGGCGCACGCGTTCGATGAACGGAAGTTTCCGGCGCTCCTTCTGCTCGTCTAGCCATTCCAAATACTTGGTGATGTTCAGTTCAAACTGGGCATCACCAACTTTCCGGAAGTGGTGATCGCGCCGGATCCGGCCGTTGCGCATCTGGCTTTTGATTATTCTCAGACTGCGGTTCATTACCGCTGCCGCCTCCTCAAGCGGTAGCCAACGGTCAACCTTGTTGTCGGCCATCCTAGCCTCCTACGTGACAATTTGGGCATGCTACAACATCCGTATTGTCCGAACGGAGGATGACGATGAGTACGGTTGGTAAGAAGCGCATCAGCGCAAAGGAGTCCGCCGAATTCCTTGGCGTGCCGTACGCGACGATAAGTAGAATTGATAGGCAAGGTGAGATCATCAAGCGCTACAGGCTTGGCCACAAGACGCACGTCTATGATCTTGAGTCGCTGGAGGCATTTCTTGATGCCAAACTGGTTAAGCCGATTCCACTTCCGCCAGCGCAGCCACGCTCCCGACGATCTGACGTTGCGGTTAAGGTGCCGGGTGAGCAGAAGGAGTCGTTGCGAGATTTTTTGAGAAGGAGCGTGGAGGAGGCCCGCGAACGCGAGCGCCTGTCGGAAAAGAAATAGCGTTTACAAATTCGCACTTGACGAACTCATGCTGGATAACTAACCTTTACATATCGCTGAGACAACAGCGATCGGGTTTGGCGACCTGATGTTTCTAGGCGGACGAACCGCCTCTAGGCGGTATTTTTTCGTCCGTAGTATCATCGCGTACCCAGTTTATGGGTGGGCCTTGATGGGGATGCGCTCGCGCGCATGCCGGTTTCCTAGAACGCCGGTTCGCCAACCTCGTCAAGTGCCTGCCCACCTCATTTGGCGATGAGAGGCAGGCTCCTACCAGTTCTAGGAGTGCCAATCATGCCGCAAATCCATCAGACCCAGTCCGGGCAAAGTAACGAAGTACAAGAACTCAAGGATAAGATCGAGCAAGCGATTGTCTGCTTGAACGCTGCGCTCTACGTCCTGCTGCAACGTACCGACACGGAAAAACGGAAGGCTTCCGAAGCGGAGGTCGGCCATGACCACGCTTGATTCCGCTGCTCGTCCCGAGCAAAGCAAACAACAACCGATTAATCTCGCATCGCTTCCGCTCGACGAAGCGCTTCAGCGCGCATACGTTGCCGGCGAGAAAATCCTCATCGACACTGACGCGATCGCCGCGGTGTCTCAAGACCTGTGGACCAACTGGATGAACGCGAACGTTCCGAATGCATGCGGGCAGTCGGAAGATGAGTACGGGGCTCTCCTCAACTTGATGATGACCCACTTCTTCCATGGGCTAACTGAGGGCGTGAAGCGTATCGCCGAGGACGCCCGCACGATGGAGCGGGTGGAGAGAGATCTCAGTGACCACTCCCGATGGGCCTGGAAGGTCTATAACGTTCTCGCCTTCATGTCCGAAGCGATCGACGACGACCGGCAGGGAGAACTACCGGTGCGTTGCACCGTGGTTGATCTGCGCCAGGATGTGGAGAAACTGGCGACGGATCTGATGGACCTCGTGTGGAGGGCGCGCCATGGCTGATATCCATATCCTACCGGTCCAGCGCAAGCGCGGGCGTCGCCGTACCAACCCGGTTGCTGGCGCCGCCACCGCCTCGATCTTGAATTTCGACGCCGGTAACCGGCTTGAAACACCTGAACAGAGGCTCGCAAGAATCGACGAAGCTATGAACAGGATGGCGCGCGCTCTGCTCACCGCAGTGAGGGTGACCCGCGAGGTAGCGAAGATCGCTAATCCGGATTCTTCGTTGGCGGAGTAAACTTTTGCAACCGCGCCTAGCTCGACGGGGCGAAAGCAGGGCTCCCTTACCCTGTTGGCGCGGTTCACTATCAAGGGCACGCGAGAGCGCAGTGTCAGAGCAACGGCGTCTACAGGCGGTTAATCGTGCAGAAAGAGCGATAGCTTTCACCGCCGCCGTTCTCGGCCAACATTCGCAGCCAATTGACGGTTGCTGAAATTAGTTTCACCATCAATTCACTTTCTCGCCCCCGGTGAGAATGCGTCTAAAGCCAAGATGGCGCGGGCGATTTCTCCGCGAAGTCGCTGCAGATGTTCCGGTGTCGCATTCATCTGCTCGGCATTCTGCAAGGCTTCCTTGAGCACCTCGATCGTCTGCTGGAACATCGTCAAGATCCAATCACGACTATTCCGATTTTCCTCACGGTCTAACTGCATCGTTTGTGTGAGCTGCTCAATCACCCGATGAAGATGAACTAGATCCGAACTCTTTGCGAGTCGATCAATGATTTCTGCGTTCATCGACCGGCCGGCATTTTCGGCGCTTACGGATATGTCGGCATGTAGATGCCTTGGCAACCGCAATGCTGTCTTGATGTACTCGTCCTGAATAGCCACTTTCCCTCCGTGCCGCCAATTTGCCTCCAAAATGAAGTTGCCTTCAATTTGGAGGCGCTTTATACTCGGCCTTATGCCTTCGATATGAAGGCACTATAGCGGCAAGTAGGTGAGTTTGGTAGCAAAATTAGGTTGGGCAGTCAGGGATTTCCCGGATAAACCATGGCGGACTGCCTCTGCGAGTGGCCATTTTAGGGGGGTGTATGGGATCGAGTCGCTGCAAGAGTGGGGACGCGGGAGTGTCTCTTCCGATGATCGGATTGTCAAAATGGTCGCAGATTGCGCCGTTCTTGCCGGTAGGCCGTGAGACTTGGCGGAAGCTGTGCCTCGCCGGCAAGGCACCGCGCCCGATCCGCCTTTCGGAGAAGTGCACGGTCTATAAAAACGAAGAAATTCACAAATATCTCCAAAGTCCCCTGGATTACGTTGCCAATCCCGAAGTTGAATCAGTTGCCTGAGGCTCGCCATGACGATTGCCCACGCTCGTGTGCGCGCGCCGTTCGCCGAAGCGCTTCACAACGTCAAATTGCTGCGTCTGAATTTTGGCATGCTCGTGCTGCACGCGACGCAAACCGCCTTGTTCCTCGTCGTGCCGCGCATTCTCAAAGTCGGCGGCCTGCCGGTCGCGTCGCACTGGAAAGTGTATTTGCCGGTCATGGGCCTCTCGTTCGTGATGATGGTGCCGGCGATCATTGCCACGGAAAAGCGCGGCAAAATGAAAATCGTGCTGCTGTCGGCGATCGCTCTTATCCTGATCGGACAGTTGTTAAAGGGCGTCGCGCCACATACGATTCTGAGCGTGGTGGTGATCCTTTTTGTGTACTTCCTCGGCTTCAATATTCCCGAAGCTTCGCGGCCTTCGCTGGTGTCGAAACTGGCGCCCGGAACCGCAAGGGCGCGGCCGCGGGCGTGTACAACACCACCCAGTCGATCGGTCTTGCGCTGGGCGGCGTGGTCGGTGGCTGGTTGCTGAAGGCGGATGGCCAGAGCGCCGTATTCTTCACTTGTTCGGGGCTCGTCTTTTGCTGGCTTATACTCGTCAGCAAGAAAATATTCGATCACTGATCACCACATTAAACATCGACTGGTCATCGATGCAATAGGGTTGCCCCGCCTTTGTGGGGAGTGAGGTAAGCCGAACCCTACGGCAAACCGATCCGACTGACTATCGGCACTCCCCAGAACGGCGGGGCTTTTTCATGTCCACTTAGTAATCCTTATTGGATTTTGGACAAGGACGATAAGTATGAAACGCGAACACCTTGGTGTTGTTGTGGCACCCCCGCCATGTCGGAGTTTCTCATCCGTTCGCCGGCACCGGCGGTTCGCTGGTCCGGAACTCCGGATCTGGTCAGTTCGGCAGCCTGAACCTGTAGAGATCACCGGGCAGCCTCGCTCCGACTACGAGCGCGAACTGCGCATCTCAGCCCTCGGCAATCTGATGTGCTCCGACTGCGCTACGCGGCTCTGGCGGCGCGTGTGCTGCTACGAGATGTGTCGCGAGATCCGTGCGCGTAGCGAGGCACAGTTGAACCTTCTGGAAGGCGCGCGGGGGCTGCAGGCATGAGAACCATCGTTAAACGGTTTGCGATGGGCCTGCATTGCCGCGGTCTTCTGCCGGCCGCCGCCGTCACTGGGCTTTTCCGCTGGCTGGATCTGGCGCGTCATTGAGGCTATCGACATGGCGGCATCCCCACAGGTCGAAGACGGACACATCAAGCTCGCAAACGAGCTCTTCGATGCAATCCTGCGTTTCCCCTTTACAGCGCGACAGCTAAAAGTCGTGCTTGCGATCGCACGCAAAACGTATGGCTTCAACAAAAAGCGAGACGACGTTTCGGCATCTCAGATCGGTGAAATCTGCGGCATGGCGCGCACGCACGTGACCAGCACGCTGAACGAACTAGCGCGGAAAAACGTGATCTCGAAAGTCAAGGGCGAGTACGGATCAATGGTCGAAATCACGAAGGATTACACGCGGTGGACTAGTACCGATTCGGTACGGGGGGTATCTAACTCATTGAATTCTAAGGAGGGGTGTACCGATCGGGTACAGGGGTACCAAAACGGTACTAGTACCGAATCGGTACAGGTCGCTAGTACCAAATCGGTACACACAAAAGACAACCTTCCAAAAGACATAAAACACTCTCGTGCGAAAAAATCTGCGGAGAGCGTCGACGAGGAGTTCGAAGAGGCGTGGCGGCTGTATCCGAAACGCGATGGCGGCAATTCGAAATCCGCAGCCCGCAAGGCATGGGATGCACGTCGCCGTGAAGGCATCTCGGGAGCTTCGATGATTGCTGGCGTGAAGAGGTACGCAAAGCAGGTCGCCGACGCCGGCAACACTGGAACGCGATTCGTGAAAATGGCTTCGACGTTCTTCGGGCCTGACCATCACTTCGAGTCAGAGTCTGACTTCGGATCGCAGCCGGCAGATGCGGCAATTGCGAGTTGGTGGCACCGCGCCGGCTTCGACAAGGAGTGGCAGGCAACGAACGAAGGTTGCAGCGAGCGATACGCGCACCTGTGGCGTGACGGTAAACGCGTGCCGAACGAAGTCCTGGCTGCAGAGGCTCAGCTATGAATGCGAAAGAACTGGCCGCACTGATGGCCGAGAACGTCACGACGATCGTCGAATACCTGTTGCCGCAGGGCAAGAAGTCAGGCAGGGAATGGAAGGCGGGCAGCGTAGGCGGCGAAGCTGGCGGCAGCCTGTCGGTTCGCCTGAGCGGTGCGAAGCGCGGTGTCTGGCGCGACTTTAACGCGGGTGAAGGTGGCGACCTCCTCGACCTGTGGAGCCAATGCCGCGCGTTGTCCGTGGTTGAGGCCATGAAAGACGCCAAGCGGTTCCTGGGTGTGCGAGACGAGATGCCTGCGCGTCAAGCTCCGGCGTACAAGCGGCCATCGCGCCCAGCGTGTTCCAAACCGACAAGCGTTCTCGGTGAATGGCTCGGTGCCCGCGGCATAACCGAGGAGACGATCACCGCGTTCAAGCTGGCGGAGCAGTCACGAGGTAGCGCGACGTACGCTGTTTTCCCGTACCTGCGCGACGGCGAACTGATCAATGCCAAGTACCGCAACGTTGCCGACAAGAAGGACATGCGGCAAGAAGCCGGCGCAGAGCCCTGTCTTTTCGGTTGGCACCTGATCGACCCGTCGCAGCGGGTCATTGCGATAGCCGAAGGCGAGATAGATGCGATGTCATTGCACCAGGTCGGGATTCCCGCGCTGTCGGTAAACGCCGGCGCCGGCAATCACCAGTGGATCGATAGCGACTGGTCGAGGCTTGAGCGTTTTAGCGAAATCTACCTCTGCTACGACAACGACGAAGCGGGGCAGAAGGGGGCGAAGGAAGTTGCAAATCGCCTGGGACTGGATCGTTGCAAGTTGGTCGTGTTCGAAAAATCGAAGGACGCCAACGAGTTTTTGCAGAGCGGTGCCGGCGCCGAAAAGTTTCACAACTGTCTTGCGACGGCGAGGACGTTCGATCCGGATGAACTTCGTTCCATTTCCGATTTCTGGCCTGGGGTTAAAGCGTTGTTCTATCCGTCGCACGACGTCGACGAGAACCCATCGTTGAGCTTTTGCGGACAGAAACAATTCTGGTTTGAATTTCGGCCGGGCGAAGTAACCGTTTGGACGGGTTACAACGGACATGGAAAGTCGTTGCTGCTGAATCAGGTGTTGCTGGGTCTCATGCTGGCAGGCGAACGTGCCTGCGTCTTTTCTGGGGAGATGACCCCCCAGCGGCAGGGCAAACGCATCGCGAAACAAATCGGCGGACTCGATCGTCCAGCGCCGGGGCATCTCGACTTCATCGGCGAGTGGTTACGCGACCGTATGTGGCTATTTGCGCTTGTCGGTACGGCTTCGATCGATCGATTGTTGACCGTCTTTGCCTATGCCTATAAGCGGTATGGAATCCGGCACTGCGTCATCGACAGTCTCATGATGACCGACGTTCAGGCGGATGGCCCTGGATCGATTACGTCGCAAAAGGATGCCATGCGCAAGCTTGCCAATTGGGCCCGGGCAAACGACACGCATGTTCATCTGGTCGCGCATCCGCGCAAGGGCGTCGACGAAAAGCGAGCGCCCGGAAAGCAGGATGTGTCAGGCGCAGGCGTTATCACGGATGCTGCCGACAATGTCTTTTCCGTCTGGTCGGCACAGAAGGAGGACGCAGACGCCGGAGACGACGAGCCGGACGCTTTTCTTGAACTTCATAAACAGCGAAACGGCGATACGCAGCATCGCAAGCTGGCGTTGTTCTTCAATCGTGAATCGCAGCAGTTCAGCACATCGAGCGCGCGTCGCCCGTTTGTGCATCTTCCTTTCAGCCAGACGACACAGGAGCAGTTCGCATGAGCCATCAGACATCGGTGAAAAACGGGATCGTCCAATTTTCGGACCTTCGCGAAGGTTTGCTTAAGCGTTTCAATGCAGCTCAGGCGATGCCTTTTGAAAGCGTCTCGGGTGGCTTGCTGCCCGACGAGCAATCGGCAGCTATTCGACGCAACTATGCGACGTTTGAGCGCCGTGTTGCCGCGGGCGTCGATGATTGGACGGGTTTTTGCCCTTACGACATCGCCGATTGGGCCTTGGTGCTGACGCCTGTCGAGTTCGGTGCGTGGCAAGACATACGTTCGGAAGGGTTGCCGCTATGGCCTCGGTTGCCTGTCGGCGACCTGGTCGTGAGCTTCGGAAATCCAGCGGCGAAGGTCGCGCTGCAATGCGGTGACGATGAAGAGTCGGCGCGCGTCGCTCATTGGCTATCGCAAACCGGATGGCGCGTGTTCCGGGCAACTGCGGCACAGTGCACCCGGGTCATGGAGACGCCTGCTGACGTTCGCGAGCGGACCGGAAATGTCAGCGATGCGTACCGAGCTCGGTATCTGACCGCGGCGCTAGCCGGGACGATTCAGGACGTGCGGCACGCACTGATCGCTGCAGGGACGCGGCTTTGACTGAGGGGGAAACTATGGACTTTCGCACACTCGATCTGAGACTTGAAAACTGGGCCAAGGCACAGCGGTACAGTTCGGCCGCTGGCTCTGTAATCGGATCAGCTGAGGGACGTTACCGAGTGGGCAATCCGGAGCCGCGGTCGATAGACGCGATGCTATTGGACCCAACCGACGCGGAGATCGTTGAACGCGCTTGGGGGCGGCTGATGCCCTTCGATAAAGATGTCCTGCGCATGCACTACATCCTGTGTATGAGCCCACCAGTCATCTGCCGGAAATTGAAGCTGCCGCGCAGGAGCGATGGCACGTTCCTGATGGCGTTAGCTCATGCCAAGCGGGAGATCGCCAAGGTGCTCGAAAAGATGGCCGAAACCCAACGTGCCCAAAAAGATCTGCAACGCAGTTATGATCTTGCGGCTGGCCACTCTCGGGGACAAGGATGGACATTAACGAGCAAGCGAGGTTAGTCAAGGCACCTACCGATCTTAGAAACTTGCCGGGTTACGTCGACCGGGTGAACCCAAGCTCCGTAGGATTGAAGCGTATTCTCTGGCCATATGGATTCCGTGAGGAAATTCCTTGCGCCCTGACAAATTGTCGTACGCCGCACAAAGAGGGTTACGTCGTCGAATTGGAAGATGGGTCGATTTCCAACATTGGGAACGTTTGCGGGGCAGACGAGGACAAGTTCTCAACCAAGTTCTTAGATGAGAAACAAAAATTTTCGGACGCCGAGCGCCGCGCTGAACTTTTGCCTCGTTTGCTAGATCGTCGCGGGCTGCAGGAAATCGAGCGGGAAGTGCGCGCCGCATACTCCTTGGCTCAAGCGTGGATCCGTCGATGCGAAGCCTTCGCTGCCCTATTTCCCGAAGCGTATAGAGAGATAAGGCGCCGCAGCGCTAGCGGAGAGTCACTTTCTATAATGGAAGTTGTCGAGCGCACTCAGGCGGAGATTACAGATATGGTGAGTTCGGGGCTGGCGCGCAACAGGGCTGGAGCGAGATACAAAGAAGTGGAAAAGGGCGTGTTGCAGGGCGTCAACGTGCTTGATCTCAATGAAAAGCAGATGTCGACACTGTGGCGTCGGGCCGATGCGCTACTTGCCTCGGATCCTCAAGGCGCAGAAGTGGCAGAGCTTCAAGAACTGTTTCAAGAAACTCACTATCTGCCAACCGACGCCCGGCGTACTATCGCGGCGTGCGAAGCGGGCAGGCTGTTTTTTTCCCCGACAAACTTTCGGTTGATGACCTTCTTGCCTATGTCTTCGAACGCTAAAAGCATGCTGGCAAAGTTGACCGTGGCAACGCTCGATTCGCACATTCCCAAGCATTCGAGCCAGGGACCTGCGGACGGTGCTACGGCCGGCAAAACGTCGAGACGAGAGCGAGACGCGCTCAAGAAGCTGGCGGCAATCAAACGTGATGCAGAAAGGCTTAAGAGATAATCGAACGGACTGTTGTAAACCAGTAAATTCTGTTGTATTCTAGATGCCAGATGACCGATACCGCTTAAGTGCGAGACTTCTCCCTGCGGGGAGAGGTTCGCCGAGTGGAAATAGAGCCCGCCAGGTGAATACCTCGCGGGCTTTTTGTTCGCGGCTATGCGAGTTCTAGTCCGCTCCATGAACTGTCCATTGCCTCGCACGTGAAGACGGCACAACTGTTCCAGACGGAGAACGCGGCGTTCGCAGCCTGCTGCCGAACCTGCTCGGGAGTCAGCAATCCCTCTCCGTAGTAGGTCGCCGTTGGGAGCTTATAGACGGTTCCGTTATCTCCCCGGATAGTTCTGGCAAATCCTCTCACTTCCATAGCTGCATGCAAGTTGTCATAGTCCTGCCGGCTCGGCGTGCCATATAGCTCGACTCTAGTAATAAAGCGAGACATTCCAAATCCTCTTTGCATGCAGTTGGCAGCGTCCGGCCCCGAACGCCTCGTGTTCAGGTGCGGTCGCCTACAGTGTATTCAATCCAGTCGTAAACCCTGGATCACCTATTACGAGCCACCCTCGCGGTGTCTTTGCTTTTCCCCATATGCCACGCACATCTGTCCTCGAGTCGCACATGTATGGCGATCCGCTGGCCGCATTGGAGAGAAAGCGGGTCGAGCAGTCTGGAAAGAAGCTATCAAAGCGCGAGTGGCTGGATATGGGCAATCGTCCATTACCTGAGTTTCCACGTCGCTCGCCAACCTCGGATGCCGATGAATGGAGCCCAGCCCGTAAGGCTGCTGAAGCCCTATTCGCTGGCGAAGCCCGAATTGAACCACGGCGCATAAGCTCAGTCCGTCAGGCCGCGGAAGACTTGTTCGAATTGCCACTTCCATGAGCGTGCGATGCGCGGGTGCCGCGTCGAAGCCGACATTTCAGGTCGGCCGAATATCTATCGGAGCCATTCGGCGACCGATTCCGCCTTTAAAGCAAGGGCGTAGAAGATTCGATGCCTTCGTTCATTTGCAATGGCAGGAAATTGCAACTGCCGTCAGGCATTCCGTTGACGCTGCGGGCAATGCAGATCTGTGCGCGAAGGTCGTGCGGCAGGCGAATCTGTCGAGCTTGGCCAAGGGGGATCGTTGCCTCGCGGGCCTGAGAAAACTGGTCTGTAATGACGGGCACGCCGTTATCAACAGATCGTGTCGTCTCCATCGTTGAGACCGGCGTTTGTGATTTCAGAGTTTGGCTTGCGCCAATGTCACCACGCACTGTGACTTGCACTTTCGCTTTATGCTGATCGACGTGTTCAACGGCTACCACGACAGTCGTTTTGACTGCCCCCTCCGCGCATTGAACACCGTTGCACTCCCGGATCACAAAAAGGTCGGGAACGATGATCTTTGTGTTGCCGGCGACCGTCGATTCAGAAAATGAAGTGCTCAAACGCTTGGTACCCGCAACTCCTGAAGGAGCGGACAAAAGGCCACTTACGTAGATCGGCGTCAGTGGAGTAGAGGCGCAGCCCGTCAGAATCGAAAGGGCGATCGACGTCAAGGCTACAAGTTTTGCGACACGCATGCAGGACTCTCCTCGTATTGAATACGGGATATCGGCATGTGACAAAGAGCTCTTTAATGCGTGCTGCATATAATCGTTTGCGCAGTCTTTGTTAAAGCGGATCGAGAATGTTCACGTTATCCGTCCGATCTGACATTCGAAGCGTTTCTCGCGCGCTAAGTGATCTTGCCCGAAAGCAGTTGCCATTCGCGACGGCGCAAGCCATCAACGCGACTGCGGCGAGGGTCAAGGAAGCTGAGCAAGAAAACATGCGAAAGGTGCTCGATGCGCCAACACCGTTCACAGTCAATTCGGTTGCAGTGAAGAAGGCAACGAGGGCCAACCCGGTGGCGCTGGTATATGTCAAGCCAGTCGCTGCGGCATACCTTCTACCTTACGAGATCGGTGGCACGAATAAGCTGAACAGCCACGCGCTGCTGAAGCCCATCAGTGCCAAGGTCAACCAGTACGGCAACCTGCCGCGCAATCTGGTCAAACGGTTGACTGGCAAGCCGAACGTCTTCGTCGGCAAGATTCAAACGAAAGCCGGACTTGTGGATGGTGTGTGGCAACGCACCAAGAAAACGCGCGGCAAGCGTGCAGGCCTGAAGCTGATGGTCAAGTTCGAAGACGCGCACGTCGTCAAGCAGCGCCTCGACTACCGCGGCGTCGGCAAGCGGGTGTTGGCTGCGACATTCCGCGCCGAGCTCGACCGGGCTGTCGCGAAGGCTCTGGCGAGCGCGCGGTGACTCGCCCCCATGCCCGGCGGGGTCCCTCCCAGGGCCCGGAGGGTCGAGGGCAATTGCGCACCGCGATCTACGTCTAGGTATGAAACTTTGAAATTTGGGTAACACGTCGCACATGAACCAAAGTGCATTTGCCGAACTTCACTGCGTCAGCCGGAAGACCGTGACGAAGTGGAAGGAGCGCGGCTGGCTTGTGTTTGCGGGCGATGAGATCGACGTCGATGCATCGAACGCGAACCTGAAACGGTACCGGCGCGACGGTGCGCCGGCTGTTACCCAAGGTGTTACCCAAGCTCAGAAGGGTAACAAACGCAAAACTGTTACCCAGGCGGGGAGCGAGGTAACGCTCGCGCCCGGTGAGAGCGCCGACGATGCCGCTGGCAGGATTCTGACCGGCGCCGTTGAGCTGCTCAATTTCGACGCGGCTCGCTGCTTCAAAGAGAATTATCTCGGGCTGAAGGCTCAGCTCGAATACGACCGCGAATCCGGACTGGTGATTGACGTTGCCGAGGTGGCGAAAGCTGTCGGGAACGAATACGCCAAGGTCAGAACGCGCCTGTTGTCGATCCCTGCGGAACAGGCGCCGCGTCTACATCGGTGCAAGACGCCGGCTGAATTGCAGGACATGCTGCAGGAGGTCATCACCGAAGCCCTGGAAGAATTAACCCGTGACGGAGCTGGCAACCCAAAATAACACGCGTCGGTATGCGCGGGGTTTTGATGCGCTCCATGCCGGTCTTCTGGCGGCCCGCCGCGAGAACCTGCTTCCCCCTCCGAAATTGACGCTCAGCCAGTGGGCCGAGCGCTACGCAGTGCTTTCGCGCGAGACCAGCGCCCAGACGGGCCGCTTCCGCGCGTTCGGGTATCAGACCGGCATGTTGGACGCCGTGACAGACCCGTCGGTCGAGAAGATCAGCGTAATGAAGTCGGCGCGAGTGGGTTACACGAAGCTGATGGACCATGCTGTCGGCTTCTACCTGCATCAGGATCCGTCACCCGTCCTGGTCGTTCAGCCCCGCGTCGAGGATGCTGAAAGCTATTCGAAGACGGAAATCGCGCCAATGCTGCGCGATACGCCGGTGCTCGCAGCTATCGCTGGCGACCAGAAAGCGAAGAACAGCGACCAGACGATTCTGGCGAAGACGTTCCGGAACGGCTCGAGCCTGACACTGGTCGGCGCGAACAGTCCGGCCGGCTTCCGCCGCATCACGTCGCGCGTCGTCATGTTCGACGAAGTGGACGCCTATCCGGTCGATGGCGCGGGGAATGAAGGTGACCAGATTGCGCTCGGCACGAAGCGCACAGAAACCTTCTGGAACCGAAAGATCGTGCTCGGCTCGACGCCCACGGTCAAAGGTTATAGCCGGATCGAGAAGAGCTTCGCCGAAAGCGATCAACGCTATTTCCATGTGCCGTGCCCGCACTGTGGCGAATTCCAGGTGCTCGAATGGGGTGGTCCAGATACGCCCCACGGCATGAAGTGGGACAAGGACGAAAACGGCCACGGCATTCCTGAGTCGACGTATTACGTCTGCAAGCACAACGGTTGCATCGTCTACGAGGTCGACAAAGCCGAAATGGTGGCGGCCGGCGAGTGGCGCGCGTCGAAGCCGTTCACCGGGCATGCCGGATTCCACATCTGGGCCGGTTACTCCCTTTTCCCGAACGCGGCGTGGCCTAACCTCGTTGCCGAGTGGCTGCGAGTCAAAGACGATCCGCTCGCGCGGCAGACGTTCATTAACCTCGTGCTGGGTGAGCCGTACGAGGACCGCGGCGAGCGCGCGTTGAATGAGGCGAAGCTGGCCTCGCGCACGGAGGTATGGTCAGCAGAAGTGCCCGACGGCGTCGCTGTCCTCACAGCCGCCGGCGACGTTCAGAATGACCGCGTCGAAGTGGAAACGGTTGGATGGGGCCGTAATGAAGAACGCTGGTCTCTCGATCACGCTGTCTTCGAAGGTGATCCGGAAAGCGATGAACTGTGGGCGCGCGTGGACGCATATCTGAAGCGCCTTTGGGTTCGCGCGGATGGGCGTCGGTTTGAAGTGATGGCCGCGTGTATCGACTCCGGCGGCCACCATACGCAAAAGGTCTACGAGTTCTGCAAGGCGCGTCTCGGTCGTCGCATCTGGGCGATCAAGGGCGAGTCTGCGCGCGGCGGTGCGCGTTCGCCGGTATGGCCAACGAAGAAACCGACGTCGCGTACGAAAGCATCGTTCCGACCCGTGATCATCGGCGTGAATGCCGCGAAGGACGTAATTCGTGCGCGGTTGCATGTTGAGGAGCCGGGGCCGGGTTACATGCATTTTCCGTCAGATCGCGACATCAACTACTTCGCGCAGCTCGTTTCGGAGCGCTCCGTCGCAAAGCTGGTGAACGGGCAACGGTTCCGTGTGTGGGAATTGCCGCCAGGCCGCGCGAACGAAGCGCTTGACCTTGCTGTGTACAGCTACGCGGCGCTGTGCGGGCTGATGCATTTCGGCCTGAAACTGAATAAGCGGGCCGATGAGGTCGCGATCGCACCGACGTTCATAGATCCGCTACCCGAAACCGAAGTTGTCGCGGCGGCGGAGGAGCAGCCGGCGTGGGTGCCGGGCCTGGTGAAAGAGCCGAAAGTCATAACGCAACCTGTCAAGAAAACGCTGGCCAGTCGGCTTGCGTAGGAGCTTCCGTGTCCCTTTACAACCCGAATACCAGCATCTTCGCTGGCATGTCGACGACCGCGCTACAAACGGCTCTCGCCAATGCGCAGCAGGCGTATCTCGACCTGTCGACCGGTACGAAGGTTCAGGCGGCGGTGTATGGACAGGGCGATGGAACGAAGTCTGTCACGTACACGCAGGCGAACATTCAGGGGCTCGTCGCCCTCATCAAACAATTGCAGGCCCAGCTCGGCATCATCTCGCGCGGGCGCCGACCCATCCAGTTCAGGTACCGCTAATGGACGCTCCCGTGCAGATCCTTGATTCGGCTGGCAAGCCGATCGAGATGAAGCCCAGTCGCGCGTCCATGCTGGTAGGCGGTGGCAATGTGCCGTATGACGCTGCCGACATCTACGGCGCTCACATGGCCGAATGGCGCCCGTACTTGTGGTCGCCTGACGGCGAGCTCAACATGTACCGCGACCGGATCGTGTCGCGCGTACGGGATCTGGTTCGCAACGATGGTTGGGCATCAGCAGCCGTAACGCGGACGGTCGATACGGTCATCGGCGCGGACTTTCGGCCGATCTCGAAGCCCGATTACGCGGCGCTGCGCGCGACAACGGGCATCAAAGCATTCGATCACGTTTGGGCGGAGGAATTTGGGCAGGCGGCCGAGGCTCACTGGCGCACCTGGTCGAATGATCCGGGGCGCTATTGCGATGCTCAGCGCAACCTGACCGTGGCGCAGATGATGCGGCTCGCGTTTCGCCACAAGATTGTCGATGGTGATGCACTCGCGATGCTGCTCTGGTTGCCGGAGCGGGTCGGTGCGGGGCGCGCTCAGTATGCGACAACGCTCCAGATCATCGATCCTGACCGCTTGTCGAACCCGCAATTGCGGTTCGATCAACAGGTGATGCGCGGCGGCGTCGAAGTCGACGAGTACGGCGCGGCCGTGGCGTATCACATCCGGCGCGCGCATGGCGGCGACTGGTTCAGCGCGGCGCAAGCTGTCCATTGGGATCGCATCCCGCGCGAGACAGATTGGGGCCGGCCGGTAATCGTCCATGACTTCGATCATGATCGCGCGGCGCAGCACCGTGGCGGCGCCGGCATTCTCGCGCCCGTTCTACAGCGTCTGAAGATGCTGATCAAGTACGACGGGACAGAACTGGACGCGGCGATCGTCAACGCGATTTTCGGCGCCTATATACAGAGTCCGTTCGATCCGGATCTCGTCGAAGAAGCGTTCGGCGATTCTGAAAAGCTGAATGCGTATCAGCAGGAGCGGGTGGACTTCCACGACCGGAAGAAGCTTTCGCTCGGCGACGTGAGAATGCCCATCCTGTTCCCAGGCGAAAGCATCAACACGGTTTCGGCGCAGCGGCCGAACAGCAATTTCGGGGAGTTCGAGGCTGCGATGTTGCGCAATGTCGCGGCCGGCACCGGGGTTTCGACGCAGCAGATCAGCCAGGACTGGTCGGATGTGAATTACAGCTCGTACCGCGCGGCGATGCTCGAGGCGTGGAAGACGTTTTCCAGGCGCCGCAGTGACTTCGCCCACGGCTTCGGTCAGCCAATTTTCGGTGCTTTCCTCGAGGAATCGATGGAGGTAGATGATCTGCCGCTGCCCGCCGGCGCGCCAAGCTATATGGAATGCCGCGTCGCGTACGCGCGCACGAAGTGGATGGGTCCGGGCAAGGGATTTACGGATCCGGTAAAGGAAAAACAGGGTGCGATTCTTGGCCTCGACGGCGGTCTTTCGACTCTGGAAGACGAATGCGCGGACCTGATGGGCACCGACTGGCGCGAAGTCGCCGAGCGGCGCGCGATCGAGGCTGCGCGCTACAAGGAACTTGGACTGCCACAACCTAAGTGGATGTCCGGTGCTGACGCAACCGAAACCATTTCTGAACCGAGCGCTGCATGAATAACCTTTTGCCTCGCCTCGGTCAGCGGATGTTCAACACGCCGCTGGCCATCCATCCGCGCAAGGCCGAGGTCGTCATCGCCGCACTGTCTGACCGCCTCGGCGTGACACAGATGTTGCGCATGGACGGCTCGGCCGTCACACCAATGGCGATGGAGGATGATGAGTACGGCTTTGCCGAGCCGGGTCGCGTATCGCGTACCGGTTATGACAATGTCGGTGGTGTGGCGCTGATCGAAGTGCAGGGCACTCTCGTTCAGAAGCTCGGCTCGCTGCGGCCGTACAGCGGCATGTCCGGCTATGACGGGATCCGTCAAAACTTCCTGACCGCACTCAGCGATCCGGAGGTGAAGGCGATCGCTCTCGACATCGAATCGCCCGGCGGTGAAGTGGCGGGGTGCTTCGATCTCGTCGACACCATCTACAACGCGCGCGGCGCGAAGCCGATCTGGTCGATTCTCAATGAGTCGGCATACAGCGCGGCATACGCGATCGCGAGCGCAGCCGATCGCATCGTCGTGCCGCGTACGGGCGGCGTCGGCAGCATCGGCGTTATCTGTGCGCACGTCGATCTGTCGAAGGCGCTGTCTGCCGCTGGCGTGAAGGTGACTTTCATCACGTACGGCGAGACGAAGGCTGACGGCCATCCGGAGATTCCGCTGTCCGAAGAGGCGCTCGCGCGCTTCCAGGCTGACATCAACACGATGGGCGAACTGTTCGTTGATACGGTCGCCCGCAACAAGAATATCTCGGCCGCCACGGTTCGAGGTACGCAGGCCGCTACGTTCATGGGCGACAAGGGTGTCGCGCTTGGGCTTGCGGACGAAGTGGCGGCGCCTGATGCCGCGTTTCGGGCCCTGATCAAGCAGATCAGCAAAGCCTAAACCAACCCCCAAAGGACGTTACACATGAAGCTCTCGAAGCTCGCGAGCGCGATGCCGTTCGCCCATCTCCTCGGCTTTGAGGTCGCGGCCGCGCGCGCAGAAGAAGACGATGACCGCAAGCGGCTCGACGGCGAGTCCGACGACGACTATGCGAAGCGCATGGAAGAAAAGGACAAGGAAGACGAGGCGCGCAAGGCCGAAGAGGGAAAAGAGAAGGAAGATGCGCGCAAGGCTGCGGAAGAGAAGGACAAGGGAAATGCCAAGCAAGTCGACGATGACGACGAAGAGGGCGACGCCAAAGCTGACGACGAGGACGACGACGAAACCGGCAAGCGTGCCGGTCGCGCGAAGGGCGCACGTCAGCGCGAGCGCGTGCGCTGTGCTCGCATCATGGCAGCTGGCATCAAGGCTGGCCGCGTAAATCAGGCCGGCATGTTCGCGTTCGATACGAACCTGTCTGCGTCGCAAGCCATCGCCGCGCTCAACGCGTCCGGTCTGGACCAGGCGCCGGCACCGCGCACGAGCGGCTTGCGTGAGCGGATGTCGGGTGTCCGCCTGCCGATCGTCGGCACCGATGCAGGCGCTGCAGCGCTCGACCCGAACGACCCCAAGGCGAAGGCTGCCGCAATCGTTGCTGCCGGCAAGAAGCGCCGCGGCGAAGCTTAACTATCCCCAATCCATAAAGGATTCACACCATGACTCTGACAGTCAATCAGATTGGGGATAACCCCCAACAGCCCGGCATTTATGCCGAGACGTACATCCCGGATCAGTTGATCGCGGGGAACATGAAGCTGGTGACGTCGAACGGCATCCTCGGATCCGGCACGTTGCAGCGCGGCGCGATTCTCGGTCAGCAGACCGGTACGGTCGTTTCGGCGGCGGGCACGAACACCGGCAACGGCACGATCGGTTCGATCACGAAGGGCGCGGCCGTGCAGGCCGGCCTGTACACGCTGACCGCGACGAGCGCGACCAACTTCACGGTCGCCGGCCCCGATGGTTTGGCGCTGCCCAACGCGACGGTGGGCACTGCGTATGTCGGCGCCGACCTGAACTTCACGATCACGGCTGGCGGTACTGCATTCGTGGCCGGCGACGAGTTCACGCTGAATGTCCCCTCGGGCAACTACGTGCTTTCGAAAGCGACCGCACAGGACGGCAGCCAGATCCCGTGCGCGATTCTTGCCGACTTCTCGGATGCGAGCGGCGGCGCTGTCGCGTGCGGCGTGTACGTGATGGGCGAGTTCAACGTCAACGCGATCCTGCCTGATGCAAGCTGGGGTGCGAACGCTGCCGCCTGGGGCCCGACGCTGACGCAGATGTTCCGTCAGTTCGGAATTTTCCTGAAATCGGTTCAGACCGCAACCGACCCCACCTAACCGGAACTCCTCCATAGAGAACCCCGCCTCGGCGGGGTTTTTCTTTTGGTGGGTATCGATCGCACTCGGAGCCCCGAATGACTGCCACGAACAACACGTTCATTTACGACACCAACACCCTGATTCAGACGGTTCCCAATCTGAAGCGGGCCCAGAAGTTCCTGCTCGACAAGTTCTTTCCGAACATCGTCATGTCGGATTCCGAGTACGTCTCGATTGACGTCGATGTCGGTATCCGCCGCATGGCTCCGTTCGTCTCGCCGCTGGTCGAAGGCAAGCTCGTCGAGCAGCGCCGCATCCAGACGAACGTATTCAAGCCGGCATACATCAAAGACAAGCGCGCTCCGGATCTGCGCAAGCCGGTCCGACGCATGATCGGCGAACGCATCGGCGGCGACATGACTGGCGCCGAGCGCGAAATGGCCAACCTTGAATTCGAGATGAGCGACCAGATCGACATGATCGACCGTCGCCTCGAGTGGATGGCTGCCAATGCGCTGAACGGCGGCACCGTCACGATCACCGGCGACGGTTTCCCGACCGTGGTCGTCGACTTCGGTCGCGATCCCTCGCTGTCGATCGCCCTCACCGGTGGCAACCAGTGGGGCCAGTCTGGCGTCATTCCGTCGGCGAGCATCGAGACGTGGGGCCACCTGATGCTGAAAAAGTCGGGCGGCGTCGCGACGGACCTCGTGTTCACGACGACCCCGTGGGAACTGTTCATTCAGGACCCGGTGGTCAAGCAAACCATCTGGTACCCGGGGAACGGCGGTGCGGGCAACACGATCAACGTCGGCGCCCAGATCCAGCGCGGCGCGCAATACAAGGGCCGCTGGGGTCAGTACGACCTGTGGGTCTACAACGACTGGTATGTCGATCCGGTCACGAACGTCGAAACGCCGATGATCGCTGACGGCACCGTTCTGATGAGCGGTGACGACTTGATGGGCACGCGCGCGTTCGGTCAGATCCTGGATCCGGCGTTCAACTACGAATCGCTGCCGTACGCACCGAAGACCTGGGTCGAGAACGATCCGGCACAACGCATCATCTTGATGCAGTCGTCGCCGATCGTGATCCCGAGCCGGGTCAACGCATCGCTGTCGGCGAGCGTCTGCGCGGCGGTGGTGAACTGATGGCCGGCCCGAAGCTGGTTGCGGCCGTCGTGGCGCCGGGGCGGACGATCTACACCGAAGCCCCGGCCGCGAAGGCATGGGATGCCGATCAGAAGCGCGAGGTCGACATCGTCAAGGCGGGCGGCGCCAAGGGGCCCGGCGAGACTGTCTCGCTGCCCGAGCTGGAAGTGAAGCGCCTCCGCAGTTTGGGCTTTCTGCTGGCGGAAGGCGCGGTGCCGGTCGTCACGGCGCCGGGTCCGTCGTTCGACTCTGCAGAGGGTCCGCAAATCAAGGTGGCGTAAATGCCGGTGAATTGGGACACACTTGTGATCGGGCCTCTGCAGGCGGTGTTTGGTGAGCCGGTCACATACCGGCCGCTCGCTGGCGGCTCGCTGCAGATCACCGGGGTGTTCGACGATGCATACCTCAAGGAGGTGATGTTCGAGGATGCATCGTCAGGCGTCACGACGGTGTCGGCAGTCCTCGGCGTCCAGCTGTCGCAGTTTCCGTCTCTTCCCGTTCAGAACGATCAGCTTTATGTCTCGAGCGTCAATTCGACGTTTCTCGTGCGCGAGGTTCGCGTCGATAGCCGCGGCGGTGCAAAGCTGATGCTCAGCAAAATGAGTTCGCCATGACGACGTCAGCAGAGCTTCGCACGCTGTTCGTGGATGCGCTCACCGGCGCGACCGACGCGGGCACAGCGGTGTATTCGCCGTTCACGTGGCCAACTGCATCCAATTCGTTCCCGTTGATGCTCGTGCGCGCGCCAAAGGAACGAAAAGAATCGCTGGGGCGCAATGCGCCGTTGTTCACAGTGACGACCACGATCGAGATCATCGCTCGTACGAAGTCGCCGGCGCTCGTTGGCGACGCGGGATCCGCGGTAGCGCTCGCTGCAGCCGAGGCTCTGAAGTTGCAGATCGAGGTCGCGTTGATCAACAACCCGGCTATCTGGGCCGATCCAAACGGTGGCCAGCGCATCCAGCAATTTACCTCCGTTGAGTCCGAGATTTCGGCGAGTTCGGAGGGCGATATGCCGATGGCAGAGTTGCTGATGCACGTCGAGGTCGAGTTTGCGCAAGGCCCCGAGGACTTCTTCCCGTTACCGAGTACGCCCCTCGACGGTTTCGACGTCACCGTTCAAGAGCCATCGGGGACGACCGAGCCGTATTTCACGATCGAACTTCCCCAACCTATTTCGTAGGAGCGCCGAATGCGCATTAAACCTGCACCGGGCCTGTCGGTACGCGACCCGGAGACGAAGCAATTGCTGCCGGCCGATGGCATCGACGTGCCCGACGACAGCATCCTCTGGACCAAAATTCTCAACGATGGCGACGTCGTGCTGGTGACCGCGAAGCCGGCCCCCGCAAAGGAAGGTGACAAGGCATGAGCACGATCCCGTTCAAAGTCATTCCGTCTGGTCTGCGGCTGCCTGGCTCGTTCTTCGAACTCGACAATTCGCAGGCCAACACCGCGCAGGGGAACCAGCGCGCGCTGATCATCGGCCAGATCACGGCTTCCGGCATCGCGACACCGAATGTCCCGATCATCTCGGGTGGCACCGGCGATGCGAACCTGCAGGGCGGGGCGAGTTCGATGCTCGCCAACATGCTGGCGGCGTATCGTCTCAATGACAGTTTCGGCGAAGTCTGGTATCTGCCGCTGGCGGATGCTGCCGGCGCCACGGCTGCGACCGGCAGCATTGCATTCACTGCTGCGCCTACCGCCAACGGTACGATCGCACTGTATATCGCCGGTCAGGTGGTGAATGTGCCGGTAACGTCGGGCATGACCACCGCGCAGATTGCCACGGCAGTCTCGGCTGCAATCAATCTGATCCCGGCAATGCCGGTCACGGCGTCTGTCTCGACCAGCACGGTTACGCTGACGGCCGACAACAAGGGTCTGTGCGGCAACGAGATCAGCATTCTCTTCAACTACTACGGCACGGCCGGTGGTGAAACGACGCCGACGGGTCTCACGTACACGATCACGGCGATGTCCGGTGGCGCGACGAACCCGACGCTGACGACGGCGCTCGGTAACCTCGGCAACATGACGTTCGACTTCATCGCGTCGCCGTACACCGACACGGCATCGCTGGATGCCGTGAAGCAGTTTCTGAACGATCAGACCGGTCGTTGGAGCTGGACGCAGCAGTTGTACGGGCACGCGTTCGGCGCGTATGCCGGCACGTTCGCCGCTCAGACCACTCTCGGCCTGGCCCGCAACAATCAGCACGAAACGATCATGGGCTTCAACGGAAGCCCGACGCCGAGCTGGTTGTGGGCTGCTGCGCTGTGCGGGCAGGCGGCCGTGAGCGTTCGCGCCGACCCGGGTGTCCCGCTGCAGTATCTGCCGCTGCTTGGTGTCCTGGCGCCTCCGAACCAATCGCAGTTCCTGCCTAGCCAGCGCGAGACGTTGCTGTATGACGGCATCTCGACTTTCACCGTGCAGCAGGACGGCACGGTGCTAACCGAGAACGTCATCACGACGTACCAGCTGAATACGCAAGGTGTTCCCGACAACAGCTACCTCGAAGTGGAAACGATGTTCCAACTGATGCTGGAGATTCGGACGCTTCAGACGATGCTGTCGTCGAAGTACGCGCGCTGCAAGCTCGCCGACAACAACACGCGGCCGGCAGCCAATTCGGGTCTTGTTACGCCGAACCTGATCAAGTCGGACATCATCGCGCTCTATCAGGAGCGTGCGGATGCTGGTTTCGTTCAGAACGCCGATGCGTTTGCTGCAGCGCTGGTGGTGAACAAAAACACAGTCAATCCGAACCGCGTCGATATTCTCTGGCCGGGCACGCCCGTGAACCAGATGCGCACGTTCGCGACGCTCGTGCAATTCCGCCTGCAGTAATCGACTGACCGCAACAGCAAAGCCGCCTGAAGGCGGCTTTGTCACATTCTGGAGGGCCAACAATGGCCAGCAATCTTCTCGCCGGGATCGCAAAGGTTTCGATCGATGGCGTAACGCGTCAGCTCGAAGGCGGTGCCAAATACAGTCCGGCCACGGTGAAGCGCGAACCACTTACGGGTCCGGATGGATTTCACGGTTGGAAAGAGACGCCTGTCCCCGGCTCTATCACGATGTCGCTGCGCGACGCCGGCGACATGACCGTTGGCGACTTCAATAAGCTGCGCAATTCAACCGTGGTGCTCGAACTGGCCAACGGAAAGATCGTCACCGGCCGGAACATGGGCACGACCGAAGCGCAGGAAGTCGACACCGAGGACGCCAAGTTCGAAGTCAAGTTCGAGGGCCCGCAAGTGTCCGAACAAACCGTGTCGGTGAGCTAAGCCATGAGCGACGAACAAAAGAAGAAGCCGCGCAAGGTTGTGCCAGACAGCATCACGATCGAGCTTTCGAAGCCGATCATCCTGAAGGGCACCGAGGAGACGGAAATCTCGGAAATCGAGCTGAAAGAGCCCACGCTTGGCCAGCTTCAGGCCTTCATCAAGCGCACGGCCAAAGAGCATGCCGTCGAATGCATGAAGTGGCTGATCAGTGAGATCTCTGGCGTTCCTATGCTCGCGCTGACCAACATCGGTGTCCGCGACTATTACAAGGCGCAGGACTATCTGACGGCATTCCTGACGCCTCCAGATGAGGACGACCCCGAGGGAAACGGGGAGGGCTCCCAGTAGATTGGGAGCACATTGTCCGCATCACCGAGCGGTTCTGGCGCTGGCAACCCAGCGAAACAAAGCAATTGACGTGGAGTGAGGTGCGCAACTATGCACATCACGCAGCGCGCATGTTGAAAAAGGACTGAGCGTGGCACAAGATTTTGTTATCCGCATCCGTGCCGATGATGCGGCGACGGCGACGGTCAACAAGATCAAGGATGCGCTCAGCAAAATCACCGATCCGGTCGATAAGGCCCAGAAGCGCGTTGGCCAGTTGGGCAATGTCGGCCAAGTGGGTCTTTCGAAACTGACAAAGAGCCTCGGTGGCGTCGAGCGCGCGGCGTCTGGCGTCGTCGACAAGATCGTCGAGATTATTCCCGGATTGACGGCGATCGGCGGCGCAGCATCGCTCGCTGGGCTCACTGCGCTAGCGACCAAGTTTGGGACGTTCGGGTTCAACCTGAACAAGTCTTCGAAGCTGCTCGGCATGAACGCGCAAGATCTGGCGTCGTGGCACGTTGCCGCAAAGCGTGCAGGGGTCTCGGCTGATCAGTTCGATTCGGCGATGAGTGGCTCCCAGATGACGATTCGGGCGGCGGCGTTCGGCGCCGATCCGCACGCGATGATGCTGCTGCAAAAGATGGGCGTCCAGATCCAACGCAACAAGGATGGCACCATCGATTACTACTCGACCCAGATGCGTCTCATGAAGGCCATCGAGGGGCAGAAGTCGGTCGAAGCGCAGCGCGATGTCGCCGGCACGTTCGGTATGGGCAGCCTCCTCCCGATGCTGCAACAAGGCACATACGATACCGACAAGGCGCGCGCGTTCCGCAAGGGGCTCGTTCCGACGGCGGAAGAGGTAGAGCGCGCGGCGCAGTTTCATCGCGACATCAATGATCTCGAAGACTCGGTTACCGGACTCGGGAATAGTATCGGCTCGCGCCTGATCCCGATCCTTGACCCGCTCGTCAATGGTTTCGCGAAATGGCTCGATACGCACCGCGCTCAGATTGCAGATCAGATAGCAACGGCAGTTCAAAAGCTCGCTGACTGGGTTTCGAAGATTGATTGGAGCAGCGTCGCAGCAAAGGCCAAGCTGCTCTGGGATAACCTGGGCGGCATCAAGGGCGTCGCGATCGCGATCGCTGCCATCAAGTTCGCCGGCCCTATCGGTGGCGTGGCAAACCTGATTGCGAGCTTGATCACACTGACGTCTACGACGATTCCAGCCGCAGTGACCGCGCTCGGAACCCTCGGCGTGGCTGGGATTGCTGCGTGGGGTGCGCTGAAAGTGGTGAAGCTCGCTGGCCTTCCGGACGTTGACAACAAGCAGGGCATTGAAGATGTGCGTAACGGTGATTGGCTTGCCGCTTCGACGCATCTGCCCGCAGGCGACTTCATGCGGGCGATGGCCGCACACGCGGCGGGTCGCCCTGATACCGAAATTGCATCGTCGCTACAAGGTGGCGCGAATCCGGCAGATTCATCGAAGCGTGCGCCACTCGGCATCCGTAGCAACAACCCGCTGAACATGCTGGACCACAATAGGGAGATCGAATACGACACTCCAGAACGTGGTATCACAGCTGCGGTTTCCAACCTCGAGCGCAACTATCGAGGTCTGACGCTTGCCCAGATTCAGGACAAGTGGACTGGCGGTGCGCGGACCGGCAATACGCCGGAGCAGATCGCCAACTACACGAAGATAATCTCGGCCTCGACTGGGTTGGGCGCGAATGACAGGCCTGACTTGGGGGATCCGCGGCAGGTGGCATCGTTGATTGCAGGGATGATCCGCGCGGAAAACGGTCAGCAGCCTTATTCGCCTGAGCAACTCGGTAATGCGACGGTCGCTGGAATGCAGCAGGGCGGCATCGCCTTCAGCGGTAAGACGAAACCGGCTGCTGATGACGGGCATGATGCGCGCGTCGCGCAACTTCAGCAGGCTGCGCTGCACGTGACGTTCAGCAATGTTCCGGCAGGCACACGTGTGGAAGCGAAAACGGCGGACGGCGGCTATCTGCCGACGAAAGTCAACTACGCCATGGGTGGCGATGGAGCATTGCCTTGAGTACCTCAACGAACGCACTGAATGTCGCCGGCAGCATCGGCGGCGTTGCGTCCGCCGTTGGAAATCTGGCCAGTCTCGTCGGCTTCCAGACGGGCACCTGGCTGGATTCGCTCAAGCAGGCTAGTTACGGCGGGGTGCCATTCGGAATCGAATCTGTTCGGACCTCGGTCGGCAGAAAGCAGGCTATCCACAATTACCCGTTTCGCGATGATGTATGGGTCGAGGATCTGGGTAAAAAGGGGAGGCAGTTCGAGGTTCTTGGCTTCCTGGTCGAAGACGATCTGATCACCAAGGCTGGCCCGGTCATCGCGCAGCGCAACCAGTTGCTGCAAATCTGCGAGGCACCTGGGAACTGGACCCTCGTGCACCCGACGCTGGGCACGATCAAGAACGTCGCGTGCCTGAGCGTGGAGACGATGGAGCGCGTCGACCTCGGTCGCGTGTTCGAGATCCGGCTGACGCTGATCGTTTCCGGTGATCGGATATTCCCGAAGGCGACCATCTCGACCGGCGACGCAAGCATCAACAACGCTTCGTTGAACGGCATCGCAGCGCTGGTCGATTTCGTAAGGACTACGGCGAGCGCAATTCAGGCCGGCGCCGCAATCGTGCGGCAGGCGGTTTCGACGGTAGTCGGCTGGTATCAACTGGGTGTGACCGCCATCAACGATGTAAAGCGCGTGATCGGCACGGTCTCGACGCTGTTTGGCAACTTCGGGCGACTGTTCGGGGGGGGCAATAACGGCTATGCCGGCGCGAACGTGAGGGCGTCTCCGAGTACGACAGCCGACGATTTGCTGTCGGCCGCGACTGCAGCGCGCGCTTCGGTTGTTGCCGCCGGGGCAGCTCTGCAAGCCGCGGCGTCGAATCCGTCAGATTCAGCAGCACTCGGTGCTGCGGCGCAGTCGTTCATTTCGACAGTTGCCGCTGCTGCGACTGATCCGGCTGACGCCGTGCGCATGATCAGTTCGCTGGCGCAATATTCACCGTCGCCCGTGACCACGCCCGGCCAGATCGGATCGTCCATGAGCGTTATGCAGGTGGCGCTCGCCGCGCTGTTGCGGCGGTATGCGCTCGCGCAACTCGCCGTGACGCTGACGACATACCAACCTGCCTCGCAGGATGACGCGAACACTACGCTAGCCAACACTGTGAGCCTGCTCGATGCGGAGATCGCGACGGCGGGCGACGCAGGCGATGATGGTACGTATCAGGCGTTGCGAACCCTGCGGCAGTCGGTCATTGCTGATCTCGCTGCGCGCGGCGCCGATTTAGCCTCGATCGCGACGTTCAAGTTTCAGGCGCCACTTCCATCGCTGGTGCTTGCGAACCGAATCTATCGTGATCCGACGCGTGAGCCTGGACTCGTACAGCAGATTGACCCACGACACCCGGCATTTTGCCCAACGACATTTCAGGCCCTTGCTAGCTGATGAGTGATGACATCACCCTTAGGGTGTCGACGTGTACGCGGAACCCTAATTCAGTGCCGGGACAACCCACGTACACGATCTCGAACACCCGAAACATCACGGGGTGGCTTGGGATCCGTCTGTCTCGCGGCATCGAGCGGTGCCCGTCCGATTTCGATGTGTCGTTCACCGAGCCTTACCCGGGCGTGTCGGAAGTGATCGTGCAGGAAGGCGATCAGGTCGATGTGCTCCTCGGCGCCGACGTTGTGCTGTCCGGCTTCGTCGATCGCTACCTGCCGAGCTACAACGCGCGCGAGCATACGATCCGGATCACCGGCCGGAGCAAGTGCCAGGACCTCGTCGACTGCTCGGCAAAGTGGACTGGCGGCCAGCTTCTGAATATGCCGCTGCTGAAGATTGCGCAAAACCTCTGCAGCGTCTACGGCATTCCAGTTTCGCTTGCCGACGGCGCGAATCAGGGAGACCCGATTCCGCAGCTGAACATCATGGTCGGCGAGCCGATCTATGACGTGCTCGAGCGGCTCTGCCGGTTCCGCGCGCTGTTGCTGTACGACCAGCCAGACGGAAGCCTGCTGCTTTCCGGAATCGGCACCCAGCAAGCCGCGTGCGGATTCGAGGAGGGCGTCAATGTTCAGGCAGCCAGCGCGATGTTCGGCATGGACGGACGGTTTTCGGACTACGACGCAGTGCGCCAGAGCCTAGACACGTGCGAGGACGTGGGCGACGGCGGCAACCTGATCGCAAGCGTGCAGGATCCGACGGTGCCGCGGCTCCGGTACCGCGCGATCGTGGCTGAGTCGGTGTTTGGCGGGCAGGACGTCGCGGCACAGCGCGCGCAGTGGGAAAAGGCGCGTCGCTACGGCCGCTCTTATGCGGTGCGCGTGTCAACGGATAGCTGGCGGGATTCAGCCGGCAAGCTGTGGACGCCAAACACGCTGGTGCCGATCAATCTGCCGGGGCTGAAGCTGAAACCTCAAACGTGGCTGATCGCGGACGTGACTTATAAGCGCGATGCGAGCGGGACGAATGCCGATGTGGTGATCATGCCGCCGGAAGCCTTCTATCAGGAGCCGATCATCCTCAATCCGATCGCGCCCGACGTGAACATGGTGAATTGATGGACTCCATCTCGATCGAGCGGCTCTTCATGCGGCTGCGCGGATTGTTTGGGCGCGGCCGTGTGACCTACGTCGACGACTCAGGGCCGATTCAGAAAATGCAGGTTCGAGCGAATGGGCTAGTAACCTCGGATAACCGCTTTCGGTTTGCTGATTTCGGCTTCACGTCCTATCCGCCCTACGGTTCGGACGTCGCTTACGGCGCCATAGCTGGTGATCCGGGAAACGTTGCGGTGATTGCAACGAACCACCAGCAGTCACGCCCGACGGGCTTGTCCGCTGGCGAATCGATGCTGTACAGCCAGGACGGCAAGTACGTCTATATGACCGCGAGCGGTGGAATCGTCGTCGAGGCCAAAGGGCAGGACGTCGTAGTCAACGACGCGCGGAATGTGACGTGGAACCTGAGTGGGAAGCTCAAGATCGTCGCACCTGGCGGAGTCGAGATTGATACGCCAGAAATCACGACGCCCGGCGACATCATCGACAACTCAGCAACAAACCTGCACACGATGGCCCAGATGAGGTCGATCTACAACAGTCATACCCATCCGGTTCCTAATGTTCAGCTCGGAGGACCGGGCACCACAACGAGCGGCCCGAACCAAACCGAATAGCGCTTAGCGCTCAACGTCTCAGCCCGCCACGCGCGGGCTTTTTTATGCCCGAGCGAAATGGCCGACGCAACGATTTCTTGGGACGCCGCGAACAACCGCGGGGATTGGTCCATGTCCGGCCCCTTGCTGACGACCGGCAACGATCTCCAGACGGCAATCATCATAAGCATCTTTTCCGATCGCATGGCACAGCCCGGCGACGTGATTCCGGATGGTTCAGGCGATCCGCGCGGCTGGTGGGCGGATGACACGGTTCCTATTGGCTCGCGTCTCTGGTTGCTGCGGCGCGCGAAGCAGACGAAGGAAACGCTGCAGAAAGCCTACGACTACCTGGCCGAGGCCCTGCAGTGGATGGTGGATGACGGTGTCGTAGGCCGCTTCGACATCAGCACGCAGTGGGTGCGCACCAGCGTTCTCGGCGCGCAGATCACCGCATACAAACCCGACGGCACTTTATTGACGACGGGCCGCTATACGTGGGCCTGGGAAGGAATCAACTGATATGCCGTACGCACGACCAACACTCACGCAATTGCGCGCGCAGGTGGCCGCTGACATTCAGTCCGGTCTTCCGGGATCGGATCCGCTGCTACGCTTTTCCAGCCTCAACATCCTAGGCACGGCTCTCGCAGGACTCGCTCAGCTCCAATACGGATACACGGACTGGGTAGCAAAGCAGTCGAATCCTTTCACCGCTGAGGAAGAGTTCCTCGAAGCGTGGGCTGCCCTCAAGAATGTGTTTCGCGAGGCGGCGACGCAGGCTGGCTCGACGGTGCCAGGACAGATCACGTTCGCGGGCACGAACGGAACTCCTCTGCCGATCGGTACGCCGATCGCGCGCGGCGACGGTGTCGGCTTCACGACGACCTCAGCCGGTGTCTGGTCCGGCAGCAACGTGACCGTCAATGCAGTCGCGAATGCGGATCCGTCCGGCCTGACCGGCGCGTTTGGCAATTGCGCCATCGGCACGGTCATGACGTTGGGCACGGCGATCGCCGGCATCAACTCGACCGGCTCCGTGTCTGTGGCATTTACCGGCGGAGCGGACGTCGAGAAGGACGACAGCCTTCGCGCCCGGATGCTTCAGGCTTATCAGAACACACCGCAGGGCGGGGCGCAAAACGACTACGTGACGTGGGCGCTGCAGGTCAACGGCGTTACGCGCGCTTGGTGCAATCCGAACGGTTTCGGCGCAGGCACCGTCGTCGTGTACACGATGTTCGACGTGACCGAGGCGGCCAACAACGGATTCCCCCAAGGCGTTTCTGGGGTGGCCGCGCTCGAGCCGCGCGGCACGCCGGCGACGCTCGATCTGCTGACGGTTGCGAACTGGATTTTCCCGCTGCGGCCGGCGACAGCGCTCGTGTACAGCGTGGCACCGACGCAGCAGGTAGTCAATTTCACGATTACCGGCACCAGCAGCTTCACGACGGCGATGAAGTCGGCGATCGCGTCGGCGATTTCTGGTGTGTTCGTTCTGTATGGCTCTCCACTCAGCACGGCGGCCGGCCAGAACGGGGTAATCGATCTCTCTTATATCGAGTCGGCAATCGCTGCGATCTCGGGAACGCAGGGCTTTGTAATTACGTCGCCAACCGCAAACATCGTCGGGACCACTGGCCAGCTTCCAGTGCTCGGAACGATCACATGGCTCCCATAAATGGCTGCTCCGAACTATCAGGCATCAGATTTCCTGAAGGCGATTCAGGCGCTCATGCCGCGCGGTCTCGCGTGGCCTCGGGACCCGACGTCAGTGATGGCGCAGGCAATGTCCGGCCTTTCGCCGACATGGGCGAGACATACTGCCAGAAATAACAACTTGCTGGTAGATGCATTTCCGAAAACTGCCGTCGAGTTGCTTCCCGAATGGGAATCGGCACTGGGTCTGCCAGACCCATGCGCAGGACCGGCACCCACGGTGGCTCAGCGGCAGGCCCAAGTCGTCGCGCGCTTCGCGGGGTCAGGCGGCCAGTCGGTTCCGTACTTCATCCAGTATGCCGCGCTGCTTGGCTACACCGTGACGGTGACCGAATACGTGTCGGCGCGAGTAGGGCAGAGCCGGGTCGGACAACCAGTCTTCCGGCTCGGCCCCCAATGGTCCTTCGTCTGGCAGATCAATGCGCCGCTCAACACGATTACGCAGTCGAAAGTTGGGACGGCACGCGCAGGCGATCCGCTCGCGAGCTGGGGAAACGCCGTCTTGCAGTGCGAGCTGAATGAAGTAATTCCGGCCCACACGATTCTTATTTTTGCCTACACCTAAGAGGCTCTATGTTTCGAATTGATGATCCGTCGGCAGCCACGAGCCTTCCCGCTCCCGAGGCAGCTGGAACAGAAGGGTATTGGACCGAAGGCAACCCGGCGAGCGGGACGCCCGCGACGCTCGAGCGCGCGTCGTGGTTCAACATGATCCAGGAAGAATTGTGCTCTATTCTGGCGGCGGCCGGCATCACCCGTGCAAAGACCAGCTACAACCAGGTCAACGCAGCGCTGCAGAAGATGTATGCGCCGATTGCCGGGGCGGCACGGAATCTTTCTGCATTGCTGGCGGCGCAAGGTGCAAGCGTTGCGTTTACAGCAGACGAGTTGGTGATCAAGACGGCGCTGGGCGGGCAGTCTTTTGTCGTTGGCTCATTCAACAAGACAGTCAATCTCAGCGGCTCCGGCATTGGTGGTGTTGTCGGCACGACTCCAGCGGTGAACGGGTTCGCGGCGATCTATGCTGCTTATGGCTTGGTTGCTGGCGCTGGAATTTTCGCCACCGATGCGAGCGCTGCAAAAGCGCCCGAGATTTATGCTGGTTCACTCCCGAGCGGCTATACCGCGAGTCAGCTGATTGGCATTGCCCCGATGAGCGCGACTGCTGGACAGTTTGCTCCGTTCTCGCAGACGGACCGGCGCGTCGGGGTAATTACAAGCAACATCGTAACGGGCTCAACGTTCACCGGATCGGGATATTTCTCGTCCACCCTGATCCCATTCAACGCGCGCTTTGTTGGCGGTGGTGTTCAGCTTGGAAATGCATCTGGATCTGCCGTATCTTCAATCAGCGTTACTATGGCCGATGGCCCGATTGGCGGGCAAACTCCGGTTTCTCAGACGGTTCCTATAGCATCTTCGATTGCGGCTGGATTCCGTGTTGCAGTAACGTTGGCGCAAAATCTCTACCGTATTGTCTCGGCGAGCGGTGGCACTCCGTCACATAACATCACCATCTCCTATTTCGAGTTCTGATCATGGTCATGTACGCTGTTTTTAATGATGAGGCAAAGACTACGATCGCAGGCCTATATGATTGCCCTCAGTCAGACGATTGGGCTCCGTATCAGGACGAAGTTACTGCGGCAGATCCCCGATACAAGTTGTTTTACGACGGGTTGCTGCCGCAATATCGAGAGATGATCCCCAGCCCGGTGGCATCCGACTAATGCTCTATTGAAGCAACTTTGCGACGATCGGCTGAAGCATGGCGTACTCGCGCTGTGTCTTGATTTGATACAGCGAGTCGTAGGGATGCACGCAGTCGGTCAGCATTGCCTGCCAATTTGGGAGCGACTTGATGTAGTCGTACTGCGCGATGAGCGTTACACCTTGCTGCGCGGCTACGTCCCGCAATACAGAAAGGTATGCCTCGACATTGGGATACGTCGGACTGCACACCGGATTGGGCTCTTCAAGAACTGGCAACTTGCCCATATTCCGCACCCTCGTGATCCACGACAAAAGGCCGGCTCGATAGTCATCTTGCGAGAGCCTCAAGGAATCGTTGATCTCAAAATTGGATAGAACAAGCGCCGAATTGTTGGTTGCAAGCCGGCTAGCGAGTGGCGTCGTATAACGTGGGGCGAGTCCATTCAGGGCGTCTAGCACCGTAGCGCCGCCCGCTGCGCTGTTAATCACGGTCACGTTCGCACCGAGCATGCCTTGCAGTAGCGCCGGAGGATTGTTCGCCGTTCTCGACACTACGCCGTTAATGACTTGCGTTCCGTAGAACGTCGAATCTCCTTCTGCATCGATCACGACGGTCTTAGGTACCGATTGCGTCGTCTGGGCAACCGGCGGAGTCGATCCACCACCTCCGCCACCGGAGCCGCTGCACGCCATGACAAGCATGCCTAGAACCGATACGCATAACCCTTTTGCCATAACCCCACTCGCGTTTTTTTTATTCCAGCGCGAGATGATACATGGCGTGCGGTTTAGGGCTTCTGCTCTCCATCGGGCGCCGGGGAGTCGGGGTTCAAATCGATCGTTGCTCCGACTCGGCGCATGCGTTGTAGTACTCGCTCGATGGTCTGGGCGTCCAGTTCCAAGCGCGCCATCGCAAAGAACAGCATGTGCGCGCCGAGCTCGCGCTTGTTCTTGGTGTCGTCGGATTTGGATGTGTACCGGCGAAATGCGCGATTCCCAGCGACGCCAAACAGTTCCGCCATCTGCGCGCCGTCTAGACCGAGTTCCTTCTTGAGGCGCTCGATGTCTTCCGGCTGAGGGGGCTTGTAATGCATGTCCGGAGATTCCAAGTGCGCGAAAAGGCGCACGAAAGCAGGCTTTCATGATCGTTTCTATCGGGATGTCGGACCGCGCGGAAAGCGAGGTGCCAGTACGATCAGAATAGGACCAAAGGTCCTACCAGTCAAGCGGAATCATCACAACACAGCCCTTGAATTTCGTCGTCAATGAGCTAGGCCATTACGCCACGCCGGGGTGTAAATCGCGACAAGATTACTCTCTGGGCGGGAATCTCTATCAGATGGTGGGCTGCTGCAGCGACCGCGATTGCCGCCAACCAGTACAACGCGGCCTTGGCTGCAACCGGATAGTCCGGCGCCATATAACCGTGGTCCTCCGCGTACCGCAAGACGAGTTGGTGCATCATGTATAGAGCAAAACTGATCTTGCCAAGGTAAATGAGAAGCCGGGCTTGGAGAAGGCGAGACAGGGCGCCTCCTTCCAGTGCGAACACGGCTATCAATAGGGTAAAAAGAACGCCCACACCGCAATTTGAAAGCCAGATTGCAACGGGCTTGATCGGATGGAACGGTAAGTCCGAGACGAATTTGAGGTCTGCCACCCAGATTGCGGACGCGACAATCAGAGCGGTGCCAATCTCGAGCGCGCTCGCGCGCCAACCACCTTCGATGACGCTCCGAAGCTTGCCTCGCAATTGATAGGCTGCAATGCCCATCATGAATTCACTCAGCCTTGTGATGGGCGAAATGTATGCGGACCACAGCATCAACGGGCGTCCCATGTTCTTAAAGGCAAGCAACATTGCAGCCGTGACGAGGACGGTTGCTGCTAGTTTGACTACCCAAGTGGCGTTCACACGCCAAATCAGTAATGGGAAAACTGCATAGAAAAAGGCCTCATCGGACAAGCTCCACGAGACGCCGTTCAACGAGAAATACGTGGTGATGTCCGATGACCAAGCATGCAACAGCAGCACGTTAAGGATCGCGTCTTCGCCGCGCACTGAGCCGCCTTCAAAATGGATTAGCCACAACGCCGCGGCAGCGCCAGCGAGGTGAAGCGGCCAAATCCGGGCAAACCTCTTGAGATAGAAGATGAAGAGATCCGACCTTGAAGTGATCGTTCGATGAGTGTGGGCGAGAATGTACCCTGATAGAACGAAGAAGAGGGATACGGCTTGCGTGAGCGCCAGGTGATCGGCGAGGCCGAAATAACCGAACTCACGTCGTGTGTGAAAAACGACCACCATTGCTGCAGCGAAAAACCGCAACGACGTCAGTGAATTGATTTGTTTAGCTGGCAC